CGGGTGCAAGCCGAGCTCGGTGCAGACGCCGGTCGCGTGGGAGATGACCTCGGAGGTGATCTCGAACAGGCGCTCCGGCCCGCGCTTCTTCGTCGAGAAGACGCTCGTCCCGCACGTGCAGGCGATGCCGGTGGCGGTCAGGGAAGGGTCGACGCCGACGATCCTCACAAGCCCTCCCGCAGTAGCCCGGCGAGCGCCTCGCGGATGGGGTTCGTCGGGCTCCCCGGCTTACGATCGTCGAGCGCCTTGACCCGCTCGGCCATGTCGGGGTTGTCGTGGAGGAACTGGGCGAAGGAGATCCCGTGCGGCAGCGACTTCGCCGGCAACGACGGAGCCGTCTCCCGGCGCATCCTGTCGCCCCACTCCTCGTTCGCGATCACGACGATCTCCGAGATCGCGGGGCGAAACTTGCTCCGCTCGGCGAGCAGCAGCACCGCGTTCGTTCCGTCCTCGAGACCGAACCGTTGCTTCTCGAGCAACGAGGCCCATGCGGTGCGTGTTTCGGGCGAGAACGCAGGTGTCGGCCAGTACGCCGCGATGATCGCGAGCAGGGTCCGGGCGTGCGATGTCTTCACAATCCCCTCCGTTCGAGCTCCAAGGCTTCCTGCGCGAGCTCCGCCGCGACGCTCGGTTTGCCGTTACGCGGTTGTGCTGGGGCGCCGAGCCGCGGCCACCACTTCGCGAGTGCGTTCGCGGTCAACGTCGCGTCGGGGAAATGCGAGGCGTAGTTCTCTGCTCGTCGGAAGATCTCGCCGGGCGTGAGGACGAGCCCTTGGTTCTGCTCGGTCATGCGCTGGATCCTCGACAGCGCGACGGCGATCCGCGCGGCGTTGCCCTTGTCTAGCTCGGCGAGGTTCAGCCCTTCGATCTCGCCGAGGGCGTCGAACTGTGGATTCCTGGCGCGGAGCGCAAGAGACTCTTGGGGTTCTTCGTCTAGGGGTTCTACTTCAGGGGGTTCTACTACTGCAGACGGCTCGTCCGTCGGTGGGGTTGCCCGTCGGTGGGGTTCACCGGATACCGGTTTCCCGGAGGTTCGGGGCTCTGAACTGACGACGTAGTGTGTGGAGAGGCGGCCCTTGTCGTCGCGGACCTTCTCGATCCAGGCGTAGCCGGCGTCGCGGAGTTCGCGCATGATCGACTGCGCCGCTGTCCGCCCACACTGGTTCTCACGCTGAATGATGGCGATGGATGAGCGGACCCACCCGGCGTCGTGGGACAGCAACGTGCACAGTCCGCCCTTCGCTGCCGGTGAGAGGCGAGCGTCGCGAAGGATCGAGTTCGGGATCGCCGTCCACGGGGCAGAGTGCTTGTCGATGCGAGTGCTCATGGCGCACCACGCCACATGCGGAGCTGTCCGAGGCGCTCAGGACGTCGGAACCGCTTCTTCCTGCGCCGGGACGAAAGACCCCCGCTTATTTCTTGCATACGCTGCGATAGTCCGAGAGCCGCCCCGCAGAATGGACACGAACCTTCCAGTTCGAGGTTCTCCGGACGGTTGTCGGATCGGTCCCCGTTCACCCATCGGACACGTTCGCCCTTCTCGAGGGTTCTTCCGATGGCACGTCCCAGCACGACACGGTGCTCGTAGTCCCATCCGCCGTCGGGGGTGCGGACCCTCACGTAGCCGGCGCGGGTGACCTTGCGGTCGTGGGGCTCACGCGGGCGCCCCCTCCTCACGGCGCCGAGTTCCACCACACGCTCTCCGAGTCCTGGATCATCCCGATCGCCCGCAGCCACGAGTCGTCCGCGCACCACTGGCCCGCGACGTGGCGGTCATACGCCCGGGCGTGGCCGAACCAGCGGCCGCACGTCTCACAGAGCAGCGGGAAGGTGCTCACCCGACACCGATCCACTCGCCGGTCGCGATGAGCGCCCGGTCATCGTCGGTGAGCTTGTCGTCGATGCCGGTGAGGAAGCGGTCGCTCATGTGGTTCTCGACCACGGGGTAGACCGTGACGTTGGAGGGCCGCCCACGGATGCCGTTACCGTGGTTCCGGTCGTTCGCCATCGGCGTGTGAGCCCAGCAGCGAGGTCCGGGGTTGTACTTGGAGATCCTGGTCCTGCACTTGGAGTAGCGACAGATGCGGACGGCCGCCATCAGCGACGCTCCATCAGGTTCGCCTCGAAGAGCCCGTTCCCGTGGGTGATGAGGTCGTCGATGCTCTGGAACTCAGCGTCGAGGTCATCGGGCGGCCACAGCGGCTCCCACTCCGGGTCGTCGTCGGGCGGTAGCGGGTCCTCACGGTCGGCCACGACAGCGGTGAAGATCAGGGTGAGGAGGACGCCACCGAAGATGCAGGCGAGGGACCACGTGGCCCCCAACCAGAAGTCGTTCGTAAACATCAGGCTCGCCGCTCCGTGCGGCGGCGGAGCGCCTCGAGCTGCTCAGGGGTCAGCCTGTCGCCGGTGCTCGTGGAACGCATCCACGCCGAGGCACCGAGCAGCGCGAGCATCAGGGCCACGATCGCGAGCGGGATAGCTGCCGTCGGCAGACCCGTCACGGCGAGCTCGCCCGGTGGGGTGAAGTGATCCGGCGGGGGCGGTGGGGTCCATGAGGGCGTCCAGCAGGGGAAGTCCTCGGGAGCGCACGGCTTGGGCTCAGGCGTCGGGGAAGGGCTTGGGTTTGGTACGGGCGACGGAGACGGCGTGGTAGTGGGAGGCGGGGACGGTTCCGGGGGGGGCGGCGGAGTCGAGGTCGTGGGCGTGGGCGTGGGTGAAGTTGTGGGTGTGCTCGTGGGACTCGGCGATGGTGAAGATGTAGGTGTGGACGTGGGCGACGGGCTTGGGCTCTGACAATCTCCGTACTCCTCGCATTCGTCTTCGGGGCTCGGGCTGGGCGTGGGGCTCTGCGTCGGGGATGGGCTAGGGGTTTCGCAGTACCCGTACTCCTCGCACTCATCCTCTGGGTACGGGCTTTCGGTCGGGGTCGGCGTCTCGGTCGGCTCCGGCCACGCCATCGCCACTCCGATGGTGCCGGGAAGCACGATCACGGCGGTGAGGATGACGAGCACAGCGATCCATAGACGCTTCAATGGAACTCCCCTCGAGTAGGTGGCCGGCGGCTGCCGGTCTTGACGATTGCCCAAGCGATGAACCCGAAGACGACAGCAGCGGTGATGAGCCAGCCCACCTCAGACCGTCCGGTGTCCGGCAGCCCAGTTGTCCAGCTCACCGAGCGGAGCACGGACCTGCATCTTCGGGCGGATCTGCTTGATCGCCCGAACCGAATCCCACGGGAAGAACCACGAGACGTACTCATCGTCGCCGTTATGCGACTCCCAGTTGAGGTTGACGCCGAACTCCGTGCGCGTGATGTGAGACGACGGGACCTCGATCGTGTCGCGGCCGTCCTCGAGGCGGTAGACCAGCTCGATCACCGAACGCTCAGCCATATCTCAGACCTCCGGGACCGGGTCGTCGCGACGCTGGTTGTTCTCAGCGCGGATCTCCCCGTCGTAGTAGCGGATCGTGCGGACCGAAGTGATGGGGTAGTAGTCCGACGTCGTCTCCGTCAGCGCCGGCTCCGCCGTCACGGTGATGCCGACGCCTGCCGTGATCGTGGTCCTCGAGGCGAGCGCGTCGACGTGCTTGGTGCCATCGGTCAACGGCTCGACCAACTCGAAGCGGACGCGGGCGGCCATCTCAGACCTCGCCCTTGAGCTTGGCGAGCGTGAGCTGGGTCAGTTCGTCAGACGTGATGGTGGACATCCCGATGGCGCGCCCGAAGTGAAGGGCCGCGGCCTGCAGGAGCTTCGGGCGGGACTCGAAGTGCGCGAGCGCGATGTGCCACTGGGCCTCGTTCGGCGGCTTCCCGTCGTCAGGCGTGTGCGCAGGGGAGGCGGGTGAGATTTCGGGGTCTACCGCCGCCTCCCCTGCGAGGTCGACCGGAGGGGACGGCTCGGAGGCCAACGGGTCTTCCCCATCCCCATCGGGTTCCGCCGCCTCCCCCCCGGTCGTTTCAGCCCGAGCCTCGACGAGCGCGGTCCACTCGTCGATCAGCTCGGAAGCTCGTTCCGCGGTCAGGTCGTTGAAGCTCGCCACCCCGGCCGCGAACTTGCGCTCGTCCTCGTCGTAGCCGAGGTGGTTGACCAGAGCGAACAGGTGGCGACGCTGGCCGTCCGTGAGCATCTGAGGACCCTCTTCGGGGACGGTGCCGTAGATCTCCCCGGTGTCGGTGTCGAGCACGCGTCCTTCGACCTCGACGACCGATGAGGATTTGACCTCGAGCGAGGTGTCAGGGTCCACGCCCGAGATCTCGCCTTCGACGTAGATGCGGCTCCCGCCGGCGACGTCGGGACAGAACCACCCGACCCCGTTGGAGAGCGCACGAGCGAACAGCATCGAGCGCGGGTACTTCTGCCACGCTCCCCCGGACTTCACGAGGCCGGCGGCGTGGGCGTCCTCCATCGTGAACGTCGACACGCCGAGCGTCTCGCGCTCACCGTCGACACGCTCGTAGAACTGGATCGAGCACTCGTCGTTCGTGATGGAGGCGACCCGGTAGTCGTACTTGTCGTGGCCCTTCACGCGCTGCGCGAGCAGGTCCGCGCTCATCTCGATCTTGCCCTCGATGATGTGGAACGCGCGCATCGACTCGACGGGCCCGAGCCCGAGCTCGCGACCGGCGAGCACCTTCACCGCGGCCTGCGCGACCTTGTTCGAGTCGCGGAAGAACCCCGAACTGATGAGCATGTCCCCGAGGTTCGCGAGGTCGTCGAGGTCGTTCTGGCGCAACACGATCTGCCCGTTGGCGGTCATTCGGTCCTTCCCAAGTCGTCGAAGTCGACATCACGGCCGTCGACATCGCGGTAGGGGTCGCGTCGGCGTATCACCGGGACCACACCGGAGCGGATGTCCTCCTCGCGGTGGCGCTCGTCGAGGATCTCGCGCATACGCCGCTGCGTGGCGAGGTAGCGCGGTCGGCGACGGTCGCGCTCAGGCATCGACGTACTCGCCCACGCCTGCGGGAACGGCATAGAGGGGCTCCAAGCACTTCGAGCAGCGGTAGTAGCGGTTGAGGTCGTCTTCGACGTAGACGCGCTCGGGAACGTGCGCGTGGTCGTTGAGCGCTCGTTCGTAGTCCTCGGCCGTCTCGACCGGAACCTCGTCCTCATACGGGTTTGCACTCACGATGCCTCCTCGAGGTCTGGGTGGGATAGCTCGATCAGCAGGTTCAGCACCGTCAGGCGTGGGTCGCCGTCGCGACGGATGCGCTCGAGCGAGACGCCGGCGTCGACGAGACGCTTGATGACGCGGATCGTCTGAACGTCCGGGAGTGACCACCTGCGAGGGTCCCCGCTGCCGGACGTGGCGCGGATCGACGGCGAGATGAGGTCGCTGTTGGCCCAGTGGTCGAGTTGCCTGAAGCTCACGCCGGTCAGGCGACAGACCTCATCCGAGGAGTAGGCGGTCTCAGTCACGAGGCCTGCCTTGCTCGCTGATAGCGAAGAGCGGCGGCGCGGTTGCAGGCTCGACAACAACGTCGCGTCTGTGTGCGCTCACGAAGGACATAGGTGTTTGCTTCGTCGTATGGGTGACCCTTTGGACAGTGGGTCTTGCGAGCGTTCACAGCGGGGAAGCCCTCGCCGCGTAGGGTGTTCTCACGGCGAGTAACGGGTTCGAGATGATGAACGTTCACGCAGGCCCGGTTTCGGCATAGATGGTCTAGTTCCAGGCCATCTGGGATCGGGCCAACCTGCTCTAAGTAGGCGACTCTGTGGGCTAAGGCTCCTGAACGGCCGTTCCACCAGCGCTTGCCATAGCCGTCCTTGCTCCGGGTTCCGGTCCATTCGACACACGGCGTTGTCAAGTCGAGCATCTAGGACGCCTGCTCCTCGTCGAACAGGTCGTCGATCCCAACGCCCAGAGCGCCGGCCAGGCGGTAGAGCGTTCGGAGCCGAGGACGAGGGGCCAGACCCTTCTCGAGTCGCCGGATGGTCTCCGGAGCGAGGTTCGCCTTGGCCGCGAGCTCCGGGATCGTGAGATCCGAGGCGGCGCGAAGGTGCTCGAGGCGGCTGCGTGTGGTGCTGGATTCCGGCATCAGGGCTGGAAGGTATCAGTCTGATACGGTTCTGGCAAGCATTTGGGCTGAAAACTTGCGCTGAGGCTGGAAAATGGGGTACAAGGGCGTAGGCCATTCGACCCCGGGGGAGGAACTCACATGGCTCTGAACATGATCGACCGAGCAGAGTTGGGGATGCGTCTTCGGATGCTGCGGTTCAGGTGCGGCGATCCGGCCGCAGCGACGGTCGCCGAGATGACCGGCGGTAAGGTGAGCGAAAGCTCGATCCTTCGGTGGGAGCAGGCGAAGAACGGCAGCTCACACGAAGGGCTTGCTATCCTCTGCGCGGTTTATGGGCGCCTGTTGAATGAGGTCTTCACCGTCCCGCTCGAGGTGACGGTCACCGACCTGCTCAACCCCCATTACGACACGCGGGTGTGGTTCAATGCCCTCCAACACGCGGCCGCGTAGTCATCTCGCACTAGTACAGCCGTCGTATGGCCCCGCGATCGTCTCCGATGCAAAACTTCCGAACGTCGCGCCCGCCGGCGTCGGGATCATGGACTTCCCCACGGCGCTCCGTCTGTTCCACGCGAGCCTCGAGCTCGCCGGTCACGCCGCGCGTACCCGCCAGCACTACGCCTACGAACTCACCGGGTTCTGGATCTGGTGCGCGCTTCAGGCTCCCCCGGTCGACGATCTATTCGGGGTCACGTCCGCCACCATCTCGGCATACGTAACCTCGTTCGATCCCCACGGCTCCAAGCGCGGCGATGCGCTGCGTGCGATCAAGGCGTTCTGTCGCTGGTCCGTCGACGAGGGCTATCGCTCGGCAGATCCGTCAGCACTCATGCGAACCCCTCGCCCGCGCGTCAACCGTCAGGCGCCCGACATCCCCGCCGGCCACCTGGTGCGGATGCTCCGTTCGGCCTTCCACCGGGAACCTCGGCGAGGGTGGAACCTGCTGCTGCTGTACTCCACGGGCTCGCGGATCGGTGCCTACTGCGCCGTGCGTCCGTCCGACGTCGACCTCGAGCGCGGCCTGATCTACTTCTCGACGACGAAGAACGACCGCCCGTATGAGCTCGGGCTCGCGCACAAGCAGCTCGTGGCCGCCCGTCATGTCGTCGGCTTCGGGCACGATCCTATCCCCGGCGTGGGTTCCGCGCAGCTCCGTAACTGGCTGCACGACGCGGAGCAAGACGCTGGGCTGCCGCGGATGTGGCCGCACCTGCTGCGCCACGCGTTCTCGCACCGCGTGGCCGCGAACTGCGGCGGTGACCCGGAGCTGTGGCGCATCGCCATGAACCACGCGGACCTGTCTCAGTGGTCGACGTACAACACGCGCACGCTCGACGCCGTGACACACGTGATCGAGGCGGTGTAGCGTCGACGTGTGGAGTGGTCCGGCTGGCGTCTAGCGGTGCTGAACGTTGTAAGCGTGGCGCTGATGCTCGCCGTTGGCCTCGTGGGCGTCTGGGTCGGGATCTGGCTGATCCTGTTCATCGGAGACCACGCTTTCGACTACGGCAAGGTCTGTCAGCTCTGCTAGACAGCGATCGTAGAGCTCCTGATAGCTCACACGCTCGAGGTCCGGTCGCATCGGCATGATCGGCGTGCGCGGTACCCAGTTCGGTAGGAACGATCCTCGCATCCCTGGATCTGTCATCGTTGTCGTCTCCTCCATCGGGCACGTCGCGCGTTCGCCTGTAGCCTCAAGGTTTTCGAGGCTCCCCAATACAACCGTGTCGTCGTCGTCGACGAGTGGCCGGCCATCTCCGCCACGATCTCGATCGGCGTGCCTGATTCGACCCATTGAGTTACCGCAGAATGACGGAAACGATGGGCGTGCGCGTGCACACCTGCCTTCTTCCCTAGCTCAGCGATGACGTAGCGTAGCCCACGATCTGACCAACCGATGAGGTGACCGTTGTGCGCGTGGGATCGCATCACTTCGGAGGCCCGTAAGGCCGTCGGCGTCAGGATCACCGTTCGTTCCTTCGAGCCTTTGCCGATGATCCGGATGAGGTGCGAGTGTCGTGGACATCCCGCGCGCCGGCACCACCACGGCACCGTCGGCCATTCCCTGACCTCGGCTGAAGTGATGGAGCAGGCTTCCGCTGCCCGTAGACCTGTTTCGTTGAGGAACTGGCACGTAGCCCAGACCTCCGGTCGGGGTCTCGCCGCCAGTTCGAGTGCGCGCATCTCAGCCGGCGTGAACGGGACCGGAAGCCGTCGAGTGCTCAATCGAGGTCACCCCAGGACTTGCGTCGAGCGTGGAGCACCTGTTTCGTGACACCGAGCTCCCGAGCGATAGCGGCCTCGGTGACGTCGTCCGCGATCGCGGCTCGCACCGCAGCGCGTTCTTCGGCGCCCAGCGCCTTCTTGCGGTCCTTCACACGGCGCAGGCGTCCACGGTGCGGGGCCGGCACGGTCGAGGGCTTGCGAGGCACGCGAGACATCGTATCCGTTCCCATGCCCTGATGGTCGCATACCTTTGACTTCTCACGCAAGAACAACGTCAAAGAAATACGACCTTATCGCTTGACTCCTGACACCCTCCCGCCGATGATGCGTACAAGAAGTTGTACCCACCGACCGGAAGGAGGAAGGGATGACGGTCACGCTGATCTACAGCAACGGCCGCACCAAGGAGGTCGGGTTCCGCGAGCGTTCCGACGCGCGCCGGGGCCTCCCCTCCCCGTACTTCCAGCAGGGCTACCGCGACCAGTTCGGCATCGTTGCCGTGTTCGTGGGGACCCCAGACGACAGGGAGGCAGCATGAAGCGCACCACGGTCAGAAGGATCGCCCTCGCCGCGATCGCAGCCTCGGCTTTCACCGCCGGCGTCGCCCACGCGCAAGGATCGCATCCGAACCGGATCGTGGTCCGCTGGTGTCCTGAGGATGCCGTGCAGTGGGGCGTCGGAGACTTCGACGGCACCAGGTGGGAGCGGTACCACTGCATCGCCCGCGACGACCTGTAGTCCACCCAGTACCGGCATGAGGGCCCGCCCTTCGGGGCGGGTCTTCTGTTGTGTCCACCGTGCATGGAGGGAGTGGACAGGGGTCAGGTGTTGCGTCGTAGTTGCGTCGTATACGTAGACCGTTAGGACTATGGTACGTAGACCGTACTACGTAGCCTGTTGGCTGTATCCTGTATGACTCTGTCACTCAATGGCCCCATCCTCTGCTACCTACTTCAACACTAAGCGGCAGGGCCATGGATCGTGGCCTTAACCCCCCCACACCTGCTCGATTGCCCCCGTATCCCCTGCTCAGAGCGCCGAACGCTGGGGCGGGAGAACGGGACCGGGGTGGACCCCACACCCCCACGTATAACACTCATAGGAGGCCGCCCACGTAGGCGTCACCCACAAGACCCGTTGTGCTACAATCCCTCTCGACCTACCCGGGTCAAACGGTGTCAGGGGCCTCGTCGTTCGGCGGGGCCTCAGACACGTTCAGGCGCAGTTCCCCCGGGTCCTACCCCCGCTGTTCGCCGCGGTACGCGCTCTTTTCGAGATCCCATGGAAGTCGCTGCTGATAACGGTCGCATGGGAGGTTTCCCTCGGCTCTGACCCGGGTCCGCCGCAGGCAACGACACCTTGCGCGCGCCGGAGACATCGGCTCTCTCCGGTGAGGACTACGCGTTGGATGCTCGAAGACGTGTCAAGGAGGAGCGGTGTCACAGGGCCTTGGTAGGGTGCGGTTGGTTCTGATGGACCGTGGGGTGTCCAGGTCGACTGAACCGGGACCGTCGGGGGATCGAGCCTCCGGCGGGCGAGTGGCTCGGGCTCTCGCACCGGAGGAAGAGGCCATACGGACGGCCGACGGTGCGGATGGCCACGGGGGAAGGGTTCCCCACTCGGTGCCATTGGTGGCGGGTGGAGGGGCCCTTTCCCTTGACCAGGGGCAGAACGTGTTCGCATGATCGCTTGGTTGAAGAAGCTGTTCGGGCTCAAGACCGGCCCCACGAACTGTTGTCCGCCCGGGGAGTGCAACTGCTGCGCCTCGTGCATCTGCGGTGGACCGTAGATGATCGCCTGCGTCTGGCACGACCTGTTCCAGGCGGGGTGCTACCTCGCGGTGGCGTCCTCGGCGCTGGTCGTGTACTTCGGGGCGCCGTTCCGCCGGCGGTCGCGCTAGGAACGATGTGCTCGCCGCGACGACCGAGACCTCGGATGTCGTATTCGCGATCGCGTTTTCCGCCGGAGGCGTCTTGATCGCGGCGCTGGTGGGGTTGTGGATCCGATCGAGGAGGCGCAAGCCGTAGATGGCGAAGGCCCACGTCGTCCCCTGCCAGGACTGGATCGAACACGAGTCCTCAGACGATTGCGTCTGCGGTCCGGACATCCGCTTCGTCGACGGTGGCTACATCGTCGTACACCACTCGCTCGATGGTCGAGAGCGCCCGCTTTCCGCGGAGGCGAAAGAGCTGCTCGAGGAGGAGGACTAGGTGCCGGGCAAGCAGGTCAAGAACTGGCCGATGTACGAGAAGCTCCGGTCGAAGGGGAAATCGAAGACCTCGGCCGCGAAGATCACGAACGCGGCGGCGGCCAAGAAGAAGAAACGCGCGAAGTGACCAAGCCGAAGTCGAAGACGATGCTCGCGCGTGAGGCCGCTCACGAGCGCCGCATGACGATCACGCGTCTAGCGCTGTTGGGGAAGAACGCGACCGAGATCGCTGCCGAGCTCGGGGTGACCAAGACGAGGATCTACTCCGATACTCAGTGGCTCCGCGATCACGGTTACCTGCGGGTCGGCGACATCAAGCCGGACTACGTGAAGCCGAAGGCCCGTCCCAACGTCCCGCGCGGAGAGATGCATTGGAAGTCGCACGCCGCGTACCAGGCCAAGCAGACGCTTCTGCTCGATCGCGTGCGCGAGGGCGAGGACTACAAGGCGGTCGGTGACGAGATGAAGGTTCCGCGTTCGACCGCCTATGCGTGGGTGAAGGCCGCAGGGCTGTTCACGGGTGAACCTCGGCACACGCATCCGGTCAAGACTGACCCGGAGTGGGCGGCGAAGAAACGCGATTTCCTCGGCCTGGTCGCCGAGGGGATGCCGGTCAAGCACGCGGCGCTTCAGCTCGAGATCTCGCAGACGACGGCGACCCGGTGGAAGGACGAGGCCGGGATCAAGGCACCGGGCAAGCGCACGCTGAAGTCCTCCCACGCTCCGATCCCCTACGACGACCTCGAGTGGTCGGCCAAGAAGGCGTGTGAGGATTTCGCCTACTACAGCTCGTATTTCCTCGGGATGGAGTGGCCGCCGTGGGCCGTCATCGCCGCGAACACGTTGCTCGAGAAGTACCACTCCCCCGAGGACGAGTACGTCGTGATGAACGTCGGGCCGGGGTTCGGAAAGACCACGCTCGTCACCTACGCGTTCGCCTCGTGGATCGCCGCTCGCGAGCGCGCGATGGGATCGGAGCCACGAGCCTCGCTCGGCCATGCGTCGTGGAACAAGGCCACGTGGTACGCGAAGCGGTTGCGGACGACCTGGACCTACAACGAGAAGCTCATCAAGGCGTTCGGTCGGTTCAAGCCGGAATCGAACCTCGCACCGTGGTCGGTCGAGGAGCTCCTCGTCGAGCCGCTGAAGTGGGAAGCGTTGCGAGAGAAGGAACCTACGGTCACGGCACAGTCCTACGAGGGCTCGATCCTGTCGGGGCGTTACGGGCTCATCATCTGGGACGACCTGATCGACAAGCGGAACTCTTCGACGGCGGAGGGTCGCGAGAAACTCGCCGACTGGTGGGAACGAGACGCCGAGGGCCGTCTCGAGCCCGGTGGGCTGCTCGTGTTGAGTAACGCGCGGTTCGGGCCGGAGGATCTGTCGTGGCAGGTCCGCCAGACGTTCGACTACGACAACATCGGTGATCCGAACGACGAGGGCCCGCCGCGTCAGCTCTACACGCAGATCGCGTTTCCCTCCCACGCCGAGCGCGACTGCAACGCGGCGACCACTGGTGGACACACCGGCCCGTGGCCGAACGGGTGTCTGCTCGACCCCGAGCGTGGATCCTGGAAGCGACTCAGTCACTTCCTCGTGAAGAACGAGGGTCGGTTCCGCCTCGTGTGGCAGCAGGAGGACACCGACCCGATGGGCTTCCTCGCCGAGCGGATCTGGTTCGAGGGCGGCACCGATGTTCGCGGGGTGGATCACAAACCCTGTTTCAACTACACGCGCAAGATGGGCGACCTCCCCGAGCGCGAGGACTCGCCCTTGTTGTCGCTGATGTCGATCGACCCGTCCTCATCGCACTACTGGGCGCTCGAGCATTGGCTCGTGTACCCCGATGAGCAACAGGTGCTGCTTCGTGGCGAGCGCTCGATCCTGAAGGTCCACGAGCTGCTGTACGAGCCGAGCGCCGGCGTCTACACCGGCAAGCTCGAAAGCTATTGGCAGGCAGCGCTTTCCAAGGGGGTCCCGTACACGTTCCTCGTCTACGAGATGAACATCCAGAAGGCGCTCCCGGAGATGCCCTACTTCAACGACTGGGCCGCCTCGCGGGGTATTGTTCACCTGCCCCACACGACCACGCGGAACAAGACCGACCCGGATTCCGGGGTGGAGATGTTAGGCCAGCTCTATCGCGCCGCGAAGGTCGACCTGCCGTATGACGGCGTCGACGCGCGGATCTTCTCCGATCAGTTCCGTCGCGAGGCGTGCGCGTGGCCGGAGGGAGCGACCGACGACCTCATCATGTGTCACTGGTTCCCGAACCACAAACTCGCGAACCTGATCCTGTCGGTGCAGGGGTGGAGCGACGAGAACGACTACGACGCGACACCGTCGTGGGCCACACGAGGGACCCCGACATGGGCGCAGAGTCGTCTCGGTGGCGCTCGCCTCCGTGACACGTCATCCACCATTCCCGCATGAGCCGAGCGGATGTCTGAGTACAGCCGGGAGCGTCAAGAAGAGGTCGTCGCCGCCGTCAAGGAGCGCAAGGAGCGCTGGACCGCGATGCGCTCCCGTCAGAACGCGATCCGCGCGCTCGTCGAGAAACGGTGGTCGGCGGTGTTCCCCGACGACTCCATCGACGTCGCCGAACCGATGATCTCCAACGTCTTCCGCACCACGATCGAGGACGGTGGACGTCTGTTCGCCGAGGCTCAGCCATCGGAGCGCACGCAGGCCCCGAAGCTCGGCAAGGGACAGGCCAACCGCAACGAGGACCGCGAGAAGGCGCTGACCGCCTACAACCAGGGGTCGCGGATCTACGACAACCTCGAGTACATCGGCCAGGACATGATCGCCGGCGGCTACACGGCGCTGAAGGTCTGGCCCAACTTCCGAAAGCCCGCATCCGAGCGGTTCCCGGTGTTCCGCCGCATCGACCCGCTCACGGTGCTGCCGGAGCCGCGCTGGGCCCCGGATCGCCCGACCGAGACCGTCATCGTCAACTACACGATGCCGATCCACGAGCTCGAGCGTCAGTTCCCCCAAGAGATCGGGGAGCTGATGCGGCGCATGGCGGATGCGAAGGTCGAGAAGCTCCGTCGCTCCGGCTACTCGATGGAGACCGTCACGAAGCACCCCGACGCCGTCGGGACCCCCCCGGAGTTCGAGATCGTCGACTTCTACGGGACCGCCTACGTCTGCAGGGTCGCGTTGTACTGCGATCCCGACACCGGGGCCGATGAGGCCGTGACGCTGATTGAGCGCGACAACGAGACCGGTCTGTGTCCGGTCCAGCTCGCCTACCGGCCCACGTGGTCGGCCGAGCCGCTCGGACAGATGGATGACACGAAGGGCGTGCACCTCACGCGGAACCGATACATGCGCCTGCTGCTCGACTACTTCATCGACATGGTCTACGGCGGAAAGCTCACGTGGAACGTGCTGAACCCCCACGAGAAGGGCCCCGGCACCGTCTACAAGGGGCTCGGTCCCGACGCGTTCATGAAACCGGTCACGCCGGAAGCTCCGGGGTTCCAAGCGCTTCAGGTGCTGAACATGTTAGAGGCCGAGGGCCGTTCGGGCGCCGTCGCACCGGAATCGCGCGAGGGCAACGTCGACCTGAACAAGGCGACCGCCGCGTTCCTGTCGAAAGCTCAAGGACAGCTCCGCTCAGTCATCGCTTCGCTGCAGCGGTCCTTCGCCGCCGCGAAACGCAACGCGAACGAGGTCGCGTTCGCCCAGGACGAGATGTGGTGCAACGCCGAGCGCAAGCTCATCACCGGCATCGCGCGCGGCCGGCGGTTCGAGACGACCTACACCCCGAAGCTGACGATCGCGGGCGACTACCAGAACACCGTCGAGTACGGTCCGGCGTCGGGGTTGGACATGCCGACGTACCAGATCCTCGTCAACCAGAAGTTGCAGCTCGGGTCGATCTCGGTGGAGACCGCGCTCGAGCAGGACCCGACCGTGGTCGACGTCGACAACGAGCTGTCGCGCATCGCCGAGGGGAGGTTGCGGGACTCGCTCATCGAAGGGCTGTCGCTCCCGGACGTTCCGCTCGAGGTGCGCGCGAAGGCGTGGGACGCGTTCTCGACGGCCACGAACATCGACGACGCCCTACGCGGAGTCGTTGCCGCAGCGGTCACCCCGGCACCAGCGGTTCCTCCCGCGCCGATGCCGGGGGGGGCCGCTATGGGCGGTCCGCCGGGCGTTCCCGGAGCCGAGGCACCGGCGGCCACACCCCTTCCACCGCTTGACATGATGCGGAAACTAGCGACCCGGAGGTGACGAAGATGGCAAAGACGAAGACCAGCAAGGCGAAGAAAGCCGATTACGTGATCGAGGCCGATGGGCTGACGTGGATCGACCCGACCGGGGGCGCATGGTCACCGGTCGCGTGCGGCGAGCATCGCTCCATCGCTCCGCACGAGTTCTCGACCGACGACGAGGATGAGGCGCCCAAGGGCTACCAGCAGTCGTGCGAGGAGTGCGTGGCCGAGCTTGCCTCGACCGTCGACCAGTACAACCGTTCCTCGCACATCGAGCCGGGTGCCTCGGCCGAGGAGCGGCGTAAGGTCCGCGCGTAGGACCGATGCCGCGACCGGGAACCATCGAGCCGCGCGCCGGTGCTGATGCTCCGTTCGGTGCCACGGCAGCACTTCAGCGGATGGCCCAAGCCATCCCAGTCACGGCCGAACAGGCCGCGGCAGCACCGAACCAGCCGAAAGACGCGGCTCCCGACCCCGAGCTCGATCCGAACGTCGAGCTGAACGGCGGATACGACAAGGCGCTGTTCGGCGCGACCGCGCGGCCCGATGAGCCCGTGACGCACGGCGCTCCGTTCGGCGACGGGGCCAACTGGACGCCCAAGCCCAACGAGGACGACTACACGTTCCTGCTCCGCGTCGCCGACGACCTCGACGCCTCTCCGCTCGCTCGTTCCCTGCAGACCTACACCGCGAAGATCCGTCGGGGGGTCTAATGCCCCAGCAGGCCGGGGGCACCGGTGGGGAGGAGTTCCCCCAACCGATCCCCACCGATACGATGCTCGACAACCGGCCGCCGCCGGTACGAAAGACCCCTGAGCAGCGACTCGCCCACATCGAGGATCTGTCGGGCGGAACGCTCCCGTCTTCCCTCGGACTGGCGCTCGCGCAGTCGAACATGGACGACCCCGGCATCGCGCGCGCATCGACGCTGCTCGCCCATCAGTTCGATCTTCCTCCGTCGTGGTTCTTCGACAAGTCACGGCCCGCGATCGTCGACTTCGCACGCGCGCGGCGTGAGGACTACACCGCGCCGGTGGCTTCCTTCCACGAACCCGGCGACCCGACGCGCGACCTCTCGTGGGCCACCGCGAAACGTATCGTGCGCCCGTTCGAACCGGCGGTCATCTCCTCGATCCTCGGCTCTAAGGGTTACGTCGAGGGTGACCCCAAGACCGCGCGACTCATCAAGGTCGTCGAGGCGATGGCCCCGATCGCTGGTGAGGACGTCGCGTTCACCAACGTCCTAGCCGCGGCGGAGCAGATAGCTTCCTCCCAGCTTGACCCCACGCTGTTCGCCTCCAACCTACGGGTCGCTGCGTCCTCGCCGTCGCTCCCGCCGCTCGCCTCGATCGCGCTCGCCCAAGAGGCGACCGAGCAGGGACTTGCGTTCCAGACTCTCGCCGATGTCGCGAAGCTCGCGATCCCCGACGTCGCTGAAGGCATCGACCAGGCAGCCGAGCTCCGTCGGCGACGCGATCAACTGACACCGGAGTACATCGCGGTGCACCCCGAACTCGCGGCGCCACAGCTCCCCGGAACCCCCGGATACGTCGAGCCCGGCCAACTCCTCAAGGCATCGCTCGGTGCTGGGGTCGTCGGCGCGTTCCAGCTCCCCGGCCGCCTCGCGGACATGATCCAGGAGCGCCAGATGGACTACGTCATCGCCGGCCAGGAGCTCGCGGCCCAGACGAAGATCCCGTTCTCGAACTCGATCGTCGGCAAGGCCGTCGGCAAGGTGCTGAACGTCATCAACCGTCCGCTCGGCGCGATCGTGCGCGTCGGGTTCACCCCGATCACATCCTTCACCGATAAGAACCCAGGGTTCGATACCGAGGGGTTCCGCGATGCGTGGGACATCCTCAAGGGAGCGACGAACGAGTTCACCGAGCTCGAGGAGGCCGGGGTCCCGTGGTACATGACCGCCGCGGTCGAACTCGCCATCTCGGTCGGGTTCGACGTGCCGGGAACGAACATCCACGTCCCCTCGCTCGATCCGCTCATCTTCATCGGCCAGATGCGCGCCTCGACGAACCTCGGCCGCACGGTCTTCGGTGTCGCCGAGAAAGGCCAGATCGACCGGTGGCCGTCCTTCGTCGAGAACTGGATCCGCGGTCCGGTCGGCAAGATCGGGGACATGCGCAATCTGTCGGTGTCGAAGTACCTGCTGCGCGAGGCCGACCGCGCGCGCAACCCCGAGATCGCGTTCACACGGGCTGTGGACAACTTCCGCACGACGTTCGGGACCGAGGGTATACACCCGATGGTCTCGGAGCGGATCTGGCGATGGGCGAACTCGACGCGCGGCAAGATCCCCGAGGAGATGCGCCTGCGCGGTGTTGAAGGCGTGCTGCTCGGCGGGCTCGGCGTAACGCCGGAGATCGGGTCGCTGTCCGAAGACGTCTCGCGTTACGTGCGCGCCGCGCGCGAGACGACGAGGGTCGAGCTTCCCCCCGCGATCGAGGCGATGGCGAGGTTCAACGCCAACCGCGGGCCGGTCGCCGTCGCCGAGGGGCTGGGCCACGATGCCGAGACCGCGCTCGGCGTGCTTTCTGACACGAGCCTGTCCCTCGTCAACCACGGTGCTCAGATGGTCGAGCTCCCCCGTCTCGCCGGTCCGGTGACGCGTCTGGAACACACGCTTCGGACCTCCGGCATGGCCGACACCGGAATGGGCCGTTGGGTGCGCCACGTCGTCGGGCTGGCACCCCGTCAGGTCGGGACGTCGCTCGTGCTGAACATCGAGGAGGCCGGTCAGGCCGAGCGCGACTTCCAGCGCTACCTCATCCGCTCGCGCCTGTACTCGCCGGAGGAGATCGCGAAGGGACGGCTCGAGTTCAACGCGGCCGTGCGCGCCGATAACCCGACGCGCGAGCTGAACTTCATGGACGTGATGCAGCGCTACGACAAGGACTCGATCTCACGCCTCGCCAAGTCCTACGGGATCGACCAGTCGTGGATGGACGACATCGTCGAGAAGCTCGACTCGAAGTTCGGCTCCCGGCGCAAGCAGGTCTTCGGTGTGGAGACGAAGACCGGGGCGACCGGTACGCTCGAGCCGCAGGAGGTCCGCGACCCGTTCATGGTGACCCAGCGGCCGAACGAGTGGACGCTTCACGACCCGGTGAAGATGCGTGAGGGCATCGCGGAGACGATCGGCACGTGGCGCCAGTACCGCTCGGCCATCGCCAAGCACTTCCCTGCCGGGGTTCCCGGAGCCAAGCCCGTGCACATCCCGCTCCGCCGGTTCACCGACGACATGGGCGACCTGCTCGTTCGCGATCTGTTCATGTCGTGGTGGAAGCCGCTCGTCGTGGCCCGGCCCGCCTATGTCCTTCGCGTCGCCGGGCTCGAGGAGCAATCGCGTTTCATCGCCACGGTCGGACTGACCCGGCGTCTCGAATCCGGTCCGCACGGCGCGCGTGTGCTGTCACGGCTTGACGCGTTCCGTTCGGAGGCGCGCGGTGGCGGGTTCGCCGACATCCCGGTCGAGGGACTGACCGAGCCCCTGCGGTTCCCTCGACCGGGGATGCTCCCCAACGAGCCGCTCGCGAACAACGTCGCGTCCCGCTATGCGCTCGCCTCCGAGGAGGGTCCGGCGCGGCGGATGTTGCAGTCGATGATGCCGGGCAAGTGGGGCGTCGTCGAGCCGAGCGACCCCCACTTCTACGACTGGTGGTTCAACGGGCTCGCGCATCAGTTCGGGCTCGATCCGCTCGGCCGGCGCTACCTCGACGACGTCGCGCGCGGGCTCGGCGAGCAGGAGTCCGCCGACGCCGCGATGCGCTGGCTGCTCGACGGCAAGGGCGAGGGTCCCCGCTACGTGCAGCGCCTCATGGGCCAACCGCTCGGCGAGGTTTCCATCGAGGCGATACGCGGCCAGGTCGAGCGCGGCGTTCGCATCGCTCGCGACCTCACGCGGGGGAACAAGAACATCGCGACGGCCGCGCGCGATGGGCTGCTCCGTCTCGAAGACCTCAAGCTCATCCCGAAGAAAGACCTTCCGCCGTTCGTCGCGGGTCCGCTCGCGCACGAACAGGTGCTCGCGAAGGTCGGGCCCGGCAAACGCGCGCTCGACGCGTGGACGCGCTGGATCCTCGAGGAGCCGACGAACCGTCTCTCCCGCCAGCCCTACTTCAAGTCGTGGTACGACCGCGTTTACCACGCGCTCGTGACCGAAGCGCAGGCGTCCGGGCAGGAACTCACGCCGGAGCTCATCAAGGGGTTTCAGCAGACGGCCAAGCGCTTCGGCGTGACGCAGGTGCGTCGCATCATGTTCGACCTCTCGCGTCAGGGACGGATCGACGAGATGACGTCGGGCCTCCTCGTGTTCGTCCAGCCCTACCTCGAGTGGCCGGTCGCCTGGTCCCGCATCATCCGTCAGAACCCCGCGGTCGTGGGCTACGTCACGCGACTGGGGCGTCTCGCGACGGAGTCGGGGTTCGTCCGCAAGGACCCGGACACCGGTGAGATGGTCGTCCCGCTGTCGTGGTGGGCCGGCGCCGCCCCGTTGCTGGCGGCCCTCACCGGCGGGCATATGTCCCCGGCGTTCAAGGGCGGCGGCTGGGAGCTGTCGGTCCCGCTGACCTCGTTCAACATGTTCGCGTCCTCGACGTTCGGCATCCCCACAGGCGGGCTCGCGGGCGACCTGCCGATCCCGCTGCCGAACTTCAACCCGGAGGCACTCGGTATCATCCAGCAGCTCGTCGCCCACGACGCGCTCGTCCCCGGCGACCTGAGTGCATCGCTCAAGGCGAAGCTGTCGTCGTGGCTGTTCGCCTACGGCGAGGTCTCCCCGGCCAACCCCGCGGCGCTATTGCCGGCGTACCTTCGCCACGGGCTCATGGCCGCGATGGGCGAGACGTGGTTCAAGAAGGAGACGGACCTGCAGGCGACGAACTTCCTGCAGGTGCAGCAGGCGATGGGCCTCGAGCCGAACGCCGACCATGCCACCGCTCAGGCGCGCGAGTACGCGGGGCTCAGAGCGTTCTTCGCGTTCGTGTTCCCCGGCGCTCCTCGCATCGAGTTCCCGACCGTCGAGATCGAGCGCGAGTGGTCCGACATGGTCGAGACCTCGCCGTCGTACTCCGACGCGATCACGGCTTGGGGCGTCAAGCACCCGGACCTGTCGCTCATCCCGCTCGCGCGCACGATGTGGGCCGCCGACAATCCCTCCCCGGTGCCGATCTCGCCGAACGCGTTCGTCGGCCAACTCCTCGAGACCAAGGGCGCTGAGCAGTTCGCGAAGGACCATCCGCGCTGGGTCTGGGCGATCATCCCGCACGAGTTGCAGGAGGGCGAGCTCGACTTCGGATCGTGGTTCGCCCAGCTCGCCTCGGGCCAGCGCGAGGTGCTATCCCCGGAGCGGTTCCTCGGTGAGGATCAGATCCAGAAGGGTTGGGACGCCTATTTCATGGAGCGCGATGCGTGGCTCGCGTGGCAGGAGGCGCATCCCCAGATCGGTATCGGCGATCCGTCGTATGAGCAGAAGTCCAACGAGTACCAGCTCGCGATCGAAGACCTCCGCGAGACGAACCCGGACTGGGGCGTCATCTCCGGCAACATCGACATCTCCGGCGTCGACCCGAACGTCATGGCGGAATCGCGTTCACTCGCGCGCGACAAGACGTTCACCAAGACCGACGTCGGCAAGGGCCTCGTCGCCTACCTCGCGCTCCGCGACAGCATCTCCGACGATCTTGCGGCCCACGGCGCCTCGTCGATCCAGACGGTGCTCGCTGAACGCCTCGGTCTGGCGAGCGAGTTCACCGACGGTGTGGCCGACATCGTGGACCAGTACCCGGACTTCAACACCGCCTACCGCCTGTTCTTCGCCTCGGACCTGCAACACGTGGAGACGGCCGGGGACAAGGCACTCGCGGGTGTTCCCCAAGACGTCTACGACGACAAGATCACGCCCTGGTGGGATCGGTACGAGCGGCTGAAGGACAAGCCGAACCTCGCGGGCAACGTGAACGACCGCAACGCCGCATACGAGGGGATCCGGATGTTCGTCGAGCGGGCCTACGAGGAGTTCCCGCGTTCCCAGAACCCGATGATCCTTCGCTGGAAGACCTATGACGATTCCGAGCGCCAGGACTACCTCGTGTCGATGATCGGTCGATCCTACGGGTTCAACTCGCGGTTCGACCGGGTCGAGCTGCTCGGCGACAAGAGCTCGAAGGCGGCCGAGAAGTTCTGGACCGACTACAACACCGCGCGCACCGCGATCTCGAACCAGGACGACCACGACCCGAACTTCGCCGCCGGCGACGCCTACACCGCGCTCGACCGCTGGGTGCTCGGGCAGGCGGCGAAGAACCCCATCATCCGCAACCAGCTCGAGGCGTCGAACACGTGGGGGTACGCGTTCCGCAAGGTGCTCCCCGAGATGTTCCCCCAGCGGCGCCGATCCCAACCGTACTGGGACGCGTTCCTTGACTCGGTTGCGACGGTTCAGCAGGTGGTCATCGCGAAGGAGTTGCATGGCGACGCTTCGTTCGACCCCAACGAGAAGGTTCTGTACACGCGGCTGAAGGAAGTGTTGGAGGGGTACGTGGGCACGTTGCGTGAGGAGAACCTTCAGTTCCGCGAACAGTGGCGCTTCCTCGAGGACGCTTCCGGTCCTGACCCATTGCTCGACTACTTCATGCCCGCGGTGTTCTTCGCTACAGGCAGCGACCAGTTGAACAAGATCGGTTCCTGATGGGCGATCCGACCCCCACCGATACCAACCAAGGTGGGAACAACCCCTCGAGCGGTGGTGGAGGCGGCGGTTCCTCCGGTGGCGGTCCTTCCGGCATCGACCTCGGCGACATCCTGAGCGGTCTCGGTAGTGACAGTGGGTCCTCCTCCTCGAGCGGCTCCTCCTCCGGTGGGTCGTCGTCAGGTGGTGGTTCGGCGGCCGCGGCACCGGTCGACCCGAACATCTCTCAGGGCCAGCGCGACTACTACGACATCTGGGGGACGCTGGCGCCGTTCGGCTACATCGAGGGCCTCGTGAAGTCTGGCATGAACCACTTCGAGATCGTCGAGCACGAGCTGTCGAAGCCGCGCGCGCAGACGACCGTGTTCTATCGGGACAAGTTCGCCTACTACGCTGCGGCGGCTGCGCGCCTGTTCGGACGGCGATAGATGGCTTCCCACGCGCAGGTCACCGCCTACGCTAGGCGACTCGCGCGCGCGTACAACATCCCGCCCCAAGCCGCGCTCGCTGCGGTGAACGCCTACGAGGGCGACTTCAACGAGGACATCAACTGGCGCGAGACCCTCGACACGCTGATGGTCGGGTTGCGCGACCCGGCGCACCTTCCCCCGGGGACCACTCCACCGATCGTTCCGGGCTGGGAATGGAACGGGACGAGGTGGAGGCGCGTGGGCTCCGGTGCCGGGCAGAACGGTGACACCCAAGGAGGCAACGGTGGACAAGGTCCAGGAGGCGGAGGCCAAGGTCCAAGCGGCGGAGGTGGCGGTCCTCAAGGCCAAGGAGGCGGTGGAGGCGGCCAGGGCGGCGCTCAGGGAGGCGGAGGTGGGCAAGGCGCGGGCCCCCCCGGTGGCGACATCAAGGTCGACGAACTCCGCTCGATTCTGCAGGGCTACGGGCTCAACGCTCGAGCGTTCGACCACCTGATCCACGAGGCCGTCGCCGAACAGTGGACCCCGTACCAGTTCGAGTCCGCGCTGTATGCCTCGGCGCCGTTCCACAAGATGTTCCCCGGCATCTTCGACGGCTCGGGGGGCTTGAAGATGACGCCGGGGCAATACCTCAACCTGGTCTACGGTCAGGGCGGTTATCGCGACATCGCGCAGGAGTACGGGATCAGCGTCAACCGGCGCAAGCTCGGTCAGCTCATCGAGGGCAACGTCTCGCCCGACGAGTTCGTCTTCCGCGCGCAGCTCCGCCAGACCGCCAAGGAGAACGAGCCGTTCCGCACCGCGTTCAACGAACAGATCGCCGCGGCCGGCGGCACGCCGTTAGACCAGTCCGACTGGTTCGGCTTCCTCGCGGGCCAATCTACGCAAGAGCTCGAGAACCTGTGGGAGGCCGCGTCGCTTAGAACGACCGAGGGGCTGACGCTCACGGCGGCTGAGGCCAACGCTGCAGCCGGTGACATCGGCAAGCCCGGCGAGCGCGTCGACATGCGCGACATCGTCAACCAGGCGCGGTCGATCAAGGACTTCATCGCTCCGGAGCTGCAGGCCGCGGGACTGTCGGACGCGGACCTCGTCGTGCTCGAGTCAGGCGCGGACCCGAAGAACCTCGGTCCTCGGTTGGAGCAGATCGTCAAGAACCGCAAGGCGCTGCTCGCGGGTCCGCAGACGCGGCTCGCCGCCGCCGGCGGAGGTCTGTATCCGACCGCGCGCGAGGGGTTCTGAGCGCCGTCCCCCTTGACGGGTTAGGAAGAATCCTCGACCAGTGGCGAAAGACGCTACCGGCCCACGGGGCCGTGTGACCCAAGGAGGTCGCGCATATGGCACAGGACCCGCAAGAGCTGGGACACGGTTCCGGCGAGAACGGAGATCCGGCGACGGGGACTCCTGCCCCGAGCGGCGATGCAGAGATCGCTCGACTGAAAGAGGAGAACGCGAAGCTCCGAGCAGATCGGCGCAACGATCGCGTGCGCTCGCTGGTCGTGCAGCATGACTTGTCGGCGACCCAGGCGCTCGAGCTCGCCTCGTTGGGAGACCTCAACGAGATCGAGTCGAAGGCGGCTGAGTTCGTTCAAGCCAAGCCCGCAGCACCGGCAGGAGCACCGGCCGCAGCACCGGCACCTGTCCCGAGCGGCGAGCCAGCCGATGCAGGCCAACTCGCCTCGATGGAGACCGGAGGCGAAGGAGCCCAGCCAACACCCGCGAATCTGAGCTGGGTCGAGCAGATGAACGCCGAAGTCAACTCGGCAGGCTCGCTCGCGGAGATCCAGGAGATCCAGAACCGCTACAAGGCAGAGCACCAGCAGTAGGCCCGGCACCCTCAGGTTCCGGGTCAGCCGGATACCCAAAGGGGTGAACCAACGTGCCAGCACCGTCCATGACGACCGGTGATGCGGGCGGGACCCTCGGTGGCGACACCGTAAAGACCGTCTTCAACACCGCGGCTCTGGACGCCTTCCGAGCGAACTTCGTCTACCGCCGTTGCGCCGACGTGAAGTGGGCGGGGGGTCCCGGGGCAGAACCGATGCCCGGGGTCGCCGTCACCTTCACGATCATCTCGGCGATGGCGGTGGCGACGACCGCGCTCACAGAGGCGACCGAGCCGACACCGGTCAACGTCTCCGACACACAGAAGACCGTCACGCTCGTCGAGTACGGCAACGCCACGAAGCAGACGAAGAAGCTTCGTCTGACCTCGTTCCTCGGACTCGACATGACCATCCCGCGCGAGGTCGCCTCGAACATGGAAGAGTCGATGGACATCATCGCTCGCGACGTGCTCGTGGCCGGCACCAACGTGTTCTACGGTGGCGCCGTCGCCTCACGGGTGACCGTCGCCGCGGGCACCACCATCACGGCGAACAACATCCGTCGAGGCCGCAACATCCTCGCGCGGAACAACACGCCGTTCCCGGCGGGTTCGTCGATGTACATCGCGTTCATCCACCCGGACGTGAGCTACGACTTGCAGGTCGAGTCGGGCCAGGCGGCGTGGAGCGCACCGCACGTGTATCAGGACACCGATGCGATGTACACCGGTGAACTGGGTGCGTTGGGCGGCGTTCGGATCGTCGAGAACGCGAACGCGAAGGTCTTCGCCGATGCCGGCGTGGGCTCCACGGTCGACGTGTACGTCACGTTGTTCGTGGGCCTGCAGGCGCTCGGCGAGGCGGTCGCGGAGTCACAGCACATGGTGATCTCCGGACCGTTCGACGACCTGCAGCGCTTCACCTCCGTCGGGTGGTACGCGTTGGAAGGTTTCGGCCGGGTAAGAGAAAACAGCTTGGCGAGACTCGAAACGAGCTCCTCGCTGGGTGTGAACGTCTAAGAGGGGATGTGGGGCCCCTTCGGGGGCCCCTTCTCCTTGACCGAGACGTGAGGCTACCGACCGTGAGCGAATGTGCATGTGGTGCGCCCGCCACAGCGAACGGGCGCGAGTGCGCGGGCTGCTTCCGTTCGCGCATCTCGACGGTGGGCCACGCGAAGTCTTCACCGGCCGACAACCGCCGGTGGGACGGACGTCTCGAGCGCTACGCCGCCACGCGCGCGGAGGGCTCGCTCCCGATGGCGACCACGGACCGTGCGATCGACACCGCCCGCGCAGCATCGGATGAGACCGGCCGAGCGTTCCGTGCGGACATGTTCGGGGGCGCGTGATGGCTGACGGGATCCGGCTGCATCACCCGACGGAACGCTCGTGCGTCTGGCTGGTGCGGCACCCGCGGAAGAACTACTTCCTGCGCCTCGACGCCGACGGTGACGTGATCGTGTCGAGCACCGTCTACGAGCGTCTTCAGCAGGTGAGTCTCGCGGGGCTGATGTTTCTGAACGTCGTGAAGACCCCGCCCACGATCAACCTCATCATCGACGGCGCCCCACGTCACGAGTCCATCTCCGTGTTCAACCCACACACCGAGCAGATCGAGGAGCGAAAGGTCGTGCAGGTATGACGAATCAGATCTTTCCGTCGTGCAAGGAGAACTGGCTGGGGGTCGGCACCCGCATCGACATGGACGCCGACGTCATCAAGGTCGTGGGCGTCGACTCGGCCGACTACACGTTCTCGTCGGCTCACGACTTCTTGAACGACGTCACCGCCGGCGGGCGTGTCGCGACGTCGGCCGCGCTCACCGGCAAGACCCAGACGGCCGGGGTCTTCGACACCGATGACTTCACGTTCGTCGCGGTGACCGGTGACCAGTTCGAATACTTCATCTACTACGACGACACACCCGCCACGGAAGCGACGAAACAGCTCATCGCGTTCTTCGACACGTTCACGTCGGGGATGCCGGTGACGCCGAACGGTGGCGACATCGCCGTGCAGCAGCACGCCTCCGGCGTCTTCTCGATCGGATAGCTCATGGCCGCACCCACGATGTACAACGAGGCCGATGCCCCCTTCGGGGAACTTGCTGAGTTCGACGCGCTCGACTGGCGGATGCGCGACGACGTCTTCATCGGAAACGCGTGTTTCACCGGTTGCGTCGTCTCGGCTCAAGGCACTCCCGACGGTACCGTCTCCGTCTCGGCGGGAACAGCGCGGATCAACACCTCGGACGTGACATGCGCCGGTGGCACCGTCTCGGTCCTGACGGGCTCGGCGAACCCGGACGGTTCGACGGCATCGGCCCCACACGCGACCCTGCAGCGATACGACCTGATCGTGTTGAACTCGGCCGGCACGCTCGGTGTCATCCACGGCGCCGTGACAGTCCCGACGTTCCAGAACCATCAGGTCGTGAAGCCGAAGTATCCGGCGTGGTCGGGGTCCCAGATCGTGCTCGCGGTGATTTACGTCCTTCCTTCTTCGGAAGCCAACGCCGGGAAGATCTCGATCGGAGCTCCGGGGTCGGACCATTCCGAACTCGTCCGCAAGACGCAGTTGATGAGCAAGTCGATGCTCTACGACGATCCGCACCTGATCTCCGGCAACCACCATACGGGCACCATCACCGACACGCAGCACGGCATCCGCACGCTCGCGAGCGCCCACGCACTTTCGGATCTCTCGGGCACCCTTTCCATCGCTCAGGGGCTCGGCAAGCCGCAGGCGCTCACCGGAGCGACCGCGACAGCGCTGTTCGCTGGCGGGGTGGCCTCGGGTGCTCCGGCTTCCGGTACCCACGTCGTCGGTGAGTTCGCGGTCGACCAGACAGGCAAGATGTGGATCTGCACCGGTGCCGGCACGCCGGGGACGTGGGGTCTGGTGGGTGGTACTGGTCTAGCTACCGATCCACTTGCTGATGCCAAAGGCGACACGTTCGTCGCGACGGCCGCCGACACGATCGTGCGTGTCCCCGTGGGGACGGACGGTCAGGTCCGGGTGGCGGATTCCTCAGCGACATCGGGGATGCGGTGGGAGTCCAAGAAGATAGCAGCCATCGTCGCGAATACAGCCGCCATCTCCACCACCGAAACCGCGGTGGCATCGGGGACGATCCCGGCGAACACGTTGGCGGTAGGGGACACGTTCAAGATCAGGTGTCGCGCCGACGGTACGACGGGTGTGACCCCTGGCACAGCCACCCCGCGCATCAGATTCGGTCCGACCACACTCACCGGAGCGGTTCTCGCAGGGACGGCTGGCACCCTGGTCGCATCGCGAACAAATCAAGCGATGTGGCTAGAGGGCGAAGTCGTGGTGAGGACAATCGGACCGACGGGAACGCTGACCGGGGTTTATATCGTCCATTCCCGCCCAAGCACGTCCGACATCTTTGCGGCGACGGGCAACCCGTTCACGGGAGGCATCCTCGATGTCGTGGTCGATACGACCATCGACAATCTCCTCCAGTTGACGCTTGTGACAACGCAAGCCGGGTCGTCGTTCATCGTCTATCTGGCCTCGATCGTGAAGCTCTAGATGGGTACGAACTACAAAGGACTCTATCTCCCGGTCACATCTGAGGTTGGATGGCAGACGCTCATCAACGACAACTTCTCCACGCTGATCGACCTGGCGGGCACGCAGTATCTTCCGGCTGCGGTTGGGCTCAACGAGGCAGGAACCGCTCCATCCGTCGGCGGTACGTTCCCGAACCAATACCGTGTTCACGTCTTGCCCAACGGGTCGACTGCCGGCGTCCAGTGGGTGTTCTGCCTATTCCATGCCGCGGCGACGAGTACGTTCACCGTTCGGCCGTTCTGGCAACCGCAGACTACCGACGCTACAGCGCATTCGGTTCGTTGGCAGATGAGCGTGAAGCGGTTTGACACTACGGGGACCACGACGGGTGGTGTGAACGGGGTCGGGACGGTGCAGGAATGGACCGGGGATTCGGCCGTGCACAGCGGGGCGATCACATATCTTGAGACTGGGTTGGCGACGACCGTCACAGTTCCGCCCAACTGCCCAGTGCGGTTGGCCGTGTCGCGGCTTGGCGGTGACGCACTCGATACCCACGTCGGTGACATAAATCTGCACGGTGTCATCGTCGAGGCAACAGGCGCCTGATGGCCGGGTGGGGTGACGGTCCGTGGGGGGACTTGCATTGGGGCGGCGAGCGTGTCGGCGCGACTTATCTCCCACAAAGCGTGACGACTCTTCCTGCTGGAACGACCACTTGGACAACTGAAACTGTTGTGCCCTATGGGGCTACGCTTCAATGGCCTCCGGGATCTACGACGACGCTCATCATGGACAACAAGAACCTCATCGTGTACGGGAGGATGGAGCGCCATCCGACAAGTTTCAGCCAGGTTCACACCCTGCGATTCATCAACGTCGACGAGCAAGCATTCGTCGGAGCCCCAGCCCCGAACAACACGAACAACATGGGTTCGATGATCCCTAGCACGACCGACATCGGGCTATGGGTGTTAGAGACCGGCATCCAAGACGACATCGGGACCCCCAAGGCTGGATGGAACCGGACCGGGGATGATCCGACGTGGGTTGTTGGAGACGAGATGAAGACGACGCCCTGGAATGTGGGCGATTACTCGACATATGCGGCTCACACGAAAGGTGGGGTGCTCCAAAGTATCGACCCCGGCAACGGTGTGACGTATACGCAGGAAGCGTTCAACCTCACGCGGAACGTTATCACCGAGGGAACGGCGGGGCACAAGGCGCACGCGCTGATAATGACGCCGGGTGTGACGCAGATCATCAAGTATTCGATGTACCGGAGCATGGGACCGCAGCATCTGGGAACTGATGGCAAGCTCCGCAAGATTCGCGGGCGGTGGTCCGGGGTTCACCTACATCACCTGATGGATACTGTCGGGACGCTCATCGAGGGCGTCGTCGTTAGGGACGGCGCGGCTCATGCGTTCGTCTCGCACGATTCCAATGACACGGTGTTCCGTGACTGCATCGCGTACAACAACAAGAACACGGGGTTCTGGTGGGATGACGAGAGGGTGCTAATACCTAACTGGTCACTTCCGCTGAGCAACTTGGATTACATGTTCGCTCCCGACCAAGCATCCACTAACGTCCTATGGGATCACTGTATGGTCGCGCTTCAGCCGGTCAGTCCTGGGGACTCCAATCTTGGTGAGGACGGGTTCTTGACCGCACCGTCGTCCGGGACGATGACTGATTGCGTTGCGACCGGAATCCGTGGTTCGGCATCCACGGCCGGGACGGTGTGGTCGGAGAGCGCTGGTGGTGTTTGGCCGAACTCGGGCTGCGTGATGCACAACAACGAGGTGCGAGGTGTCTACCTCTGGCAGAACAGCGACCACGCGCAGTTGGATGGCTGGGTTTCGTTCCGCAACGGTGGTGGCGGAGAGACTCATGGTGCTTATAGCAACAACAATCATTTCAACGACTGCGTTGCATTCCAGAATGGAAACACTACAGTTCGCGACTGCGCCATCCTTGCGGTTTCCTCCGGTCGTGCTCCTACCTACCGGAACGTCATCCAGGACTGTTGGTATCAGGCGACGCTGGTGCGAGAGCACACCTTACCTCCGGCTGCGCCACTCATCGTGAGGAATAGCCACATGGGCCATGTCGACATCGATGAGCCGATGGGGTTTCAGAAGCACACTTGGATGATGTGGGTCGAGAACGATTGCGACGAACCAGAGGACTTTTGCAACCTGGCGCATCCGCACGCCGGGAACCACGTGGCCTCCTCGATCCGCATACCGGATGCCCAGGACCCGATTGGTTCTATCCATGTCGTGCAGCGGCTCGACGGTACCGCGTGGAAGTTGACGCCGGTCGCCGGTTCTTCGACAGAGTTCACGGCTGTTGATATTCCTGCCTTCGCGTTCGTGGTGTCCACGACGTCTCTCACTCCGGGATCTGTGGGGACTTCGTACTCTCAACTACTAGCGTATGTGATGCCTCCGAACAGCGCAGTCGCTCCCGTGACGTGGGGTCTCAGGCCGGAATCGGGACCACTTCCCCCCGGGCTGACCCTGTCTTCGGCTGGCCTGATCTCTGGGACCCCGACCACACCGGGGACCTATCCCATCGTCGTGCAGGCGGTGGATCTATCGAAACAACGCGCACGCAAGACGCTAGCGTTCGTCGTGGGTGCATCTGCGGTGTTGCAGATCACGTCGGTGAGTCTTCCGCAAGGCACGATCGGGGATGCCTACAACACGACGATCCAGATCTCTGGCGGCGTGGCAGCGTTCACCGCTTCGATCGTATCGGGCTCGCTCCCACCCGGCTTGTCCCTCGGTGCTTCGACCCGCGCGCTCACCGGCGCGCCAACGACGACGGGAGCGTACTCCTTCACGGTCCGCGTGACCGACTCGACAGGAGCCACCGCGAATCGCTCTTTCACCGTCGACGTGGTGAACCTCTCACCATCCATCGTCACCACAGACCTCAGTGATGGCGAGCTCTCTCTGCCATACAACGCCCAGGTCGTCGCGGTCGCCGGTGTCGGGCCCTACACGTTCACCTCGATACTCGGGCCGCTTCCTCCATCGGTAGGGTTGTCGACCTCTGGCATGTTCTCTGGGACCCCGACGAACCCCGGGGTCTATCCGATCCGGATCCAGGTCACTGATTCGCTCGGCCGGACAGGGATCGCCGACTTCGTGATCGAGATCTTCCCCCGGTTCCTTATGTCACCGACTCCTCTCCCTGATGCGACGGTCGGAGCGTTCTACTCCTACGATTTCGACACAACCACCGGCGGCAAACCGCCAATAACTTTCGTGGGTCTCGGCGGAGATCCCCCGGATGGTGCCCCGGAGGGGCTCGTACTCTCGTCGACAGGCATCTTCTCCGGCATCCCGACGGAAGCTGGGTCATTCACCTTCGCGATAAGCGCGATCGATAGTCTCGGAGTACAGATCACACAGGACGTGACGATGGATGTGGCTGAGGCGCCGCTGCCGCTGCCATATGTTCCACTCGACCGGCGGGTTCGTTCGTTCCGTTTCCGCGGCGAGTTGCTGCCTTCTCGAGGAAGGCCACGGTCATGACGCGGATGCGCGGTCTTGGCCGGGCCCATCGACCTTTCCGTTTCCGCGGGCTCGATAGCAGTTCGAGGGCCGGCGGAACGTATCGGATGCGTGGTGAGGACCGCGACCCGGCAGCGTTCCAGACGACCACGGCCGTGGAGCCGGCGCATCTCGCCGTTACCGTCACAATGTTCCCCTCTCGCGTCGAGCTTGTCGGGTTCGAGGCGCAGGATGTCGTCGCTTCTCACCTCGCGGTTCCGGTCACCATGTTCGACCCGACTCTGGGCTACATCGTCAACGTGGGGCTGCTCGAAGTCCCGGTCACGTTCCACGAACCGACCGTCGTCGTGCGCGAGCACCTCGCGATCGTCGGGGCGCACCTCGTTGTCAGCGTCCATCTTCACCCGCCGTCGATCGTCAGTCCCGACGCCTACTTCATGACGCCGATCGAGCTGGTCGAGCGGGTTCCGCGCTGGGAGCGGCTCGAGTGGGTCGCTTCCGAGCACCTCACCACTGGCGTGCCGCACTCGCCGCGCTACCGCCAGTTCCTCCGCACGCAGGTTGGGACGGAGATCACCATCGACGGCATCGTCTACGGCGGGGGACGCTGGCACGGTCCGTTGAGCACGGAGCAGATCATCGCCATCACCGCGGCCGGGTATGCCGACCGGATCGTGATGGCATCCGAACCCGGACTCCTGCCAGCGGGGATCGACTGATGGTGCAGACCGCGCGTCCCGACTCCGACCTGCTGAACCAGGGCTACGTGAATCAGGTGGGTTCCTCGTCGAGCTTGTTCCAGGCGATCGACGAGGCCGTGGCTAGCGACGCCGACTACATCATCTCGCCTACCCCGCCGCTCGCGGCTGTCTACGCCTGCGGCCTATCCAACGTCACGGATCCGGTGGCCTCGACGGGCCATGTCATCCGCTACCGCTATCGCAAGTCGGCTTCCGGTGGCGCGCGTGTCGACTACGTCATCCAGCTCCGTCAGGGCTATGTCTCCGAATCCAACCAGGGGACCTTGATCGCGAGCGCCATTCATGCCGACATCCCAGCGGTTGCGACCACTTCCACGCTGACGCTATCCGCCGCCGAGGCCAACGCCATCACGGACTACAACGCCCTCGGATTTCGAGCTGTCTTCAACCAACCCTGATGCCGCACACCAGTCGACGTCACCGAGAACGAGGACCCGCCGCACCTGCCCTCGCCCCACGCGCCGCGCTCCTGTCGTTCTTCGAGCTCGAGGTCCCGGATGTGGTGACCCCTCCCTCGTCTGCGTTCGGTCCGGTGGCCGGCGTGGCTGCGGTGAAGGCAGCAGCGGGACCGCGCACGGTGGAGAACCCCGGTGGCGGTGTGTCGTTCAACCGAGGCACGAACATCCAGGCGATGATCGACGGGAACATCGCGAACACGATGTTCGTCGCTTCTGAAACTGGGCTCTATACGAACTTCCGCAACCTGAGCATCACCGGGGATCATCCGAGGTTCTGGTTCCCCGGCGCAGCCTCTTCGTACTCGATCACGGGCGCCGGTGAACGCTTCGGCTTCGACGGTGTGGGCGGCATCGAAGTACGCGGTGGGACATGGAGCGGCTACGGGGTCCAGGGACCTGGACCCAACTACGCCACGCCGATCCATGCGACCGGTGGGCCAACTCAGTCTGTCGTGGAGGATGCGATCCTCACGGGCAACGAGATAGGCGTGTTGATGCACGGAAACACCACGACCCACACGGGGACCAGGGTTTCGCATTGCACGATGTCGAACAACTTCCGCTACGGCTGCTCGGGAGGTGGATCGGTCAGCGGTCAGATCGGGAACATCCTCGAATACTGCATCATCGACAACAACAACACGGGAGGCCGCGCTCACCTCACGACCCCGTCCTACAACCCCGGCGGGGATGCGAGCGCCACGAAGTTCGTCTTCACCAATGGGGACATCGCTCGCTACAACTGGGTGAAGAACAACTACGGCTTCGGGTTGTGGTGGGACAGCTACGTCACGAACCTCTCGTGTCACGACAACGTGTTCGAGAACAACAGGCTGGCGGACATCTTCGTCGAGGTCGTGTACGGCGGTACCGTGGTCGAACACAACTACGCCAACAACGACGGACTTGCGGACCCGACCTCGACCCCCGCATACGGGGCCGTCAACAACCCGTTCAACAACGCCGGTGTCCTCGTCTCCTGTTGTGCGGCGGACGGTAGTTCGACCGGACCTTTCCCCGGTCCGAACGTCACGAGCGAGATCCGTTACAACGACCTCGACTGCTCGAACCGCGCCAACGGGGTCGCCCTGATCGACGGATCGTGGCATCCCGAGGCCGCGACCCGCAACTGGTACGTACATCACAACCGCATCTATGAGCGCGGCTCGGTGGCGCAGGCACCTCGGACCGGTCTGTACGACGTGAGCAACCGGAACCTCATCGCTGCGCCGGCAGCCAACAACCGCTTCGATTTCAACGAGTACCACGTCGCCACGGTCGGATCGACGTACTACATCTGCGACAGCACCATGACCCTCGCGCAGTTCCGCTCGGCAGGACATGAGGCATCGGGGTCCGAGGTGGTGATCTGATGGCCTTCCCTCAGGTCTATCTCAGCGCATCATCCCAGCAGACCTCGGCGACGACCAGCCACACCGTATCGCTACCCGCTGAGATCCAGGCCGGTGAGCTACTCATCGTCGCGTTCGGCTACGGGGATGATTCCACGATCACGTTCCCCGGTGGCTGGACGCAGAAGGCGAGGTCGCAGGTGAACTTCGCCTCGGGTACCTGGGCCTATCGTGTCGCCGACGGGTCCGAGGGCGCGACGATCACGGTGACGAGCGGCACCGCTCGTCAGTCCGCACATCGCTCATGGCGTATCCAGGGTCACAGCACCTCGACCAACCCGATGACGGACAACGGTGCCTGGGCATTCGGATCATCAACGACGCCCGATGCCTCTAGCTACACGCCGACAGGGGGAGCCAAGGATTACCTGTGGATGTGGTTCTGCTCGGGAGCGTCCGGGCGCATCTGTACCGCTGCGCCAGCGAACTACGGAAACCTCGGCACCTCAGACTCGGGATCGACCGCGGCCGTCAGCATCGCCATGTCGACGGCGCGTCGTGAGTTGAACGCTGCCTCCGAGGACCCCGGCACGGCGACGCTCGAAAGCTCGGGTCCATGGGTGGCGATGGTCATCGCCGTCCATCCCGGCACCGAGGGGAACCCAGCAGCTCCCGAGCCGAAGGTGATCTCTCGTCCCAGAACCGTGATGCCCAAGAAGGCGCAGCAACGTGCGTCCCGTTGGTGAGGAGGAGACATGGCGAAGACCGGATATGTGGCACTAACAGAGGGGGCTGTCGCGCTGTCGGCGGCGACCGCGAAGACCGTGCTAGGGGTGAAGGGGCACGCGAACTTCGGGGTCGACATGAAAGGCTTCTGGGTCGATTTCGACGGGGTCACCGCCTCGGCGATCGCGGTGCTGTGCGAACTGTGCTACAGCTCATGGACGACCAACTCGCCGGGGACCAACTCCACGTCCGTCACGGTGAACCAGGTCTACGGCCGCGTCACGACCGCCGGCTTCACCGCCGGGAAGACCTGGACGACGGAACCGACGGTGCTCACCGTGCTCGACGCGTTCACGCTCGACCCGAACAAGGGGCTGTTCCGCTACGACTGGTCGCTCGGGGAGAGCCCGGACTCGGGTCTAGCGGAGGGCTACTGCCTGCGCCTCACCGCGCCGGCCACCGTGAACGCTCGAGCGGGTTTCCGCATCGAAAGGGCCTAGCTAGTGCCTCGCCTCGGGCGGGCGAGGCGCAAGCCACCGGTGCTGTTCGTCGGCGCCGGGGACGTCGACGTCCCTGTAGCGCCACCGGTCCTCCCGGTCTCGTTCGTCGTCTCGCCCGCGACCCCGACGGTACAACGCCTACAGATCGCCGTGTTCATCTGGGTCCTCGGCTCGACGCCTACCATCAACTCGCTGACGGGCCGAGGCATCACCTGGGCGCTGGCGCTGCGTCACAACCTCTACGGTGGTGGCGGGATCGAGTATTGGTACGGGGTCGCCGTGTCCCCGACGTCGGCCCCGATGGTTCCGGTCTGGTCGGCGACCCCGGGCGTGGTCTACTCCTACGTTATCGAAGCCACCGGAGCGGCGCTCGGCAACAACGGTGCTGATGCGATCGGCAACTCCGGGATCGACTCCGGCAACCAGGGCGGAGCGACCGTGTCGCCCATCTACACGAACACGAACTCCCGGGTTCTCACCGCGATCCACGTGGCCGGTGATGGCGGGAACCCTGCCATCAGCTCGCACCCGGGGACCGCGCTCGTCGGACCGGCCACCATATCCGAACCCGCTACCGGCCAGTTCCAGGCCCACGGGATCGACTGGCTACCGACGCAGACCTCGGGCTTGCTTTGGATCTTCAGCTCCTCACCGGGTCTGCACAACTTCCGCCAAGCATGGCTCGAGATCCTCGCCGCGTCCTCGGCTATCGCGCCTACGCACCTGGCGGTTACGGTCACGTTGTTCGCTCCGGCGCTCCGCTCCAAAGTAACGGCCACCCCTCTCAGCGTCGCCGTCACGCTCTACCCGCCAACGATCACGACCGCCGGTGCGCAGGTCGTCGTCGCCGCACACCTCAGCGTCACCGCCACGCTCTACCCGCCCAGCATCGTGTTCACGGCGAACGTTGTCTTGCCCACCCACCTCGCCGTGCCCGTCACGTGCCACCCACCATCCGTCTCCACGGGGGTCATCGCCGCGCACCTCAGCGTCTCGGTCACCCTCTACGGCCCGTCGGTTCGCTCCACGCCGCTGCCTACGGTGCGATCCACGGCCACGGTCAGCGACGCGGCGCTTCATACCGCCGTCGCAGCGGACAAGGCGCTCCACACCGCGTCGGTCGTTGACAGAGGGCTGCATGATTCACAGGCATGAGCGAGAACCAGTACCAACCCCGCCAGCGCATCCGCACCACGGGTCGCTTCCGTGCCGCAGGGGCCTACGCCGACCCGACGACCATCACGGTCAAACTCGCCGATCCCCACGGGATCCTCACCACGTTTCTCTACGGCCTTGACCCCGAGGTCGTGCGCGACGCCGTGGGCCGTTACCACATGGACCTCACGACCGGGTCGACGCCCGGACGTTGGGTCTATCGCTACGAGGGCGATGGAGCGGTGGAGGCGGGCGACGAGGAGGGCTTCCGCGTGATGACGTCGGCTATCCCTTGACGCTTGGCCCACGCTAACTGCTGTGGCCGACGAAGCAGACCTCGTGCGCCGTCTCCGTCGTGCGGGTCGCGACCGTCCCGACCGCACGAGGATCACCGTGGGGATCGATGCGACCGTCGACCGGTTCGTGGTTCCCGCCGGCCACCTGAACAAGTTCCCCCAGTCCGGGACGCTGATCGAGTTCGATGACGGCAAGGGCGAGCTCGCCTACACGTCCGGTCGTGATGCCACCTCGGATGAGCTGATCGTCGATCGTGCGGTCGACGGTACGGAAGGCGTCACGCACGCCGCCGGGACCACGGTGCTCATCAAACCGCGGTGGCTCTCGGTCGACATCATGGAGGCCGTCAACACGATCATCGACCTCGAGTTGTGGCCGCACGTGTGGATCGCGGGGGAGACGACGCTTGACTACCAGTCGGCCAACGACTACTTCCCGTTCACCGAAGGCGGCATCGACGAGGTGGCCTACGTCTATCAGGTCGTCAGCGGCGAGCAGTACCAGCTCGGCTTCCGCCACATCGGGTCGGACCTCGCCGACGACACGAACTTCCCGGATGGGTTCCTGATCCTGCCAGGACCGATCGACTCCTCGACCATCTACGTCGCCTATCGCTCACGCCCGACGCTCGCCTCCCTCACACCGGCGCTCACGCAACTCGTGGTCCTCGGTGCGATGGCCCAGCTTCAGCTCACCGAGGAGTCCGCGGGGACGGCGCCCGACACGACGGTCGTCGACCGCTCCTTGCAGGCGGGGTCGCGGCTGCGCGCCGGCGCGCTCGGGTTGCAGCGGTTCCAGGCGGCTCGCTCGTCGCTGATGATCTCGCTGCAGCAGTCCGAGACCGACCGCCGGCGACGGCTCGTCCGCTCCGTGTCCTGATGGGCCTCGACCCAGACGTCCGCATCGGCGACTACTTCTACCGTCTCGCTCAGGGCGACGAGTTGTACCAGGAGACCGGGCTGCGGCCGATGGACCGGGACTGGCGCTCGCTGTTCGCGGGGCGTCAGAACGTGCAGGGATCCCCGGGCGTGCAGAACGTGCGCGACGAAGACCTGCGGTGGTCTTCGACGTCGTTCCGTGGAGGTGGCGGGCAGGCGGTCATCGACCCGTCTCAGCCGGACGACCTGTTCCGCTTCGACCGCTCGCTCGGCGTCGACCTCGGTAACACCGGGGAGATCCGTCTGGCGAAGGAGACGTTCACGTTCGCCACGCAATCGGGGACGACGCCGCCCACCACGCATGAGGGTTCCTCGTTCACCGACGGCATCGGCACCTCGACCGTGGTAGGCGACGACCGGCGGCTGACAACCGTCGGGGACATGGTCTTCAAGGACGTTTCGCTGGGGGCCGGCGCTTATCAGGTCGAGGCGTTCGGCTACTCCGAGGATGCGACGTCGCGCGTGGTCGAGTTGGGGTCCTCGCTCGAGGTGTTCCAAGGTGAGGCGTTCCCCGTCGGCACGACGATGCGGCTCAAGGAGCACTCTCGGGTGCGTTCATCGGAACGGAGCTTCCCCGAGGGGTCCTCGATCCAGGTCGAGGTGCAGATGCACCTGTTCTGCTCCGGACCGGCCACCGCGTCGGCCTCGGTGGTGGTATCTGATGTGGGGACAGGGGACCAGGCGGCCTCACAAGACGTCACCTTGCACACTCCCGTGGCCGAGGCGTCGCGCTCGGCGGCTGCTATCTCCCCTGACATCGACTCGAAGCAGGTGGTGCTCAACTGGATCACACAGCCCGGCCACACCTACCGCGTGCGGGTCGTGCTGAACCACGTCGACTCCCATGTCAATCGCCAGTTCCTCGTCGACGAGATCGCGTTCACCCAGCTTGCCTCCGACCAGCTCGCCGGCTGGTCCCTCACGCAGGGAGCCACGCTGAGAGCCTCGGGACAGGTGAACATGCACGGTGTCACCACGCCCCAGCAGGTCGGTTCAGCCATCATCAACGTCACCGGGACCCAGACGATCCGCCTCGCGTTCACGCGCGTCTCCGGTGAGGCTGCGGTCCTGCTCGACCGGATGGTGGTGGTGCCGATCTCGATGGGCGACGGCGCGATGGTATGGCTCGGGATCAACGACACGATCTGGCTCATCGACCAGTCACCGCACGCGCTCGCCTACCGGTGGGACCCGGCGTCGGGGACGTGGATCTCGCACGCGAACTTCGCCGGTCAAGAGGCATCAGCGCACGCGAGCTCGGAGTCGCACGAGTACGTGCTTTTCCACTCGACGGGCAACATCTACCGGTGGGACAAGCTCGGCAACGTGAGCTACTTCGCGCTCACGCCGTCGGCGGCCCAGTTCTCCCCCGGCATCGCCATCGCGGGCAATCGCCTGTTCGCCCTGGTCGAGAACCCAGGCACCTCGACCGTGCTGTACGAACACGCGCTCAACAATCCGAACGATGTCACCGGAACCGGGTGGACCTCCCGCATGAACGGCCCGGTGATCGGCACGACCGTCGGCGGGGACGAGTTCCTGTTCAACGGCGACAGCGACATCGCCTTGGCCCAACGGATCGTCGGGGTGAAGGCGGGCTGCATCTTCTTCTACAACGCTGGGCCCAACTGCACGATCTACGAATGGGACGGGAACGCCGGCGCTCCACTCACGACGCTCCCGACCGGGTTCCGCGGACGCTCGGTCATCCACGGTGGCGGCACGACGTATGTCGGGGGCGGGTTCCCCACGCGCGACACGACCGGTCAGGTCACGATCCGACCGGGGATCTTCTCCGTCGAAGGGACGCTCGCCTCGACCGACGTCAACGTCTCGCAACTCGACATCAAGCTCTACCTCGACGACGACCCGTCTTCGGCGATCGCGGCGATGCAGCTCTACGGCTCGGACCTATGGGTGCAGACCGAGGTCGCGGCCGACGCGTCGCATCCCCGCAAGAAGATGCGGTTGTGGCGGGTATCGCTTCGGGGCGACCCGGCGCCGTTCCTCGAGAACGAGGTGGAGATCTCGCCGGACCAAGCCGCGGGCAAGGCACACGGGCTCGCGATCACGTGGCGTGACCGGTTCATGTTGTGGACGAAGGGCGGTCCACACCAGCTCTCGGAGCGGTACATGACGTCGGGGGATTCGTACCTACGGACCTCGCGCTACACGTTCGGCCTCCTCGAGCGGAAGCTGCTGAAAGCGGTCGACATCGTCGCTCGATGTCCCGTCGGCACGTGGGTCGAGCTCTACTACTGCCTCGACGGCGGGGACTGGCACGGCGCCGGTCGTTTCGAGTCATCCGGACGCCGCGTCGTTTCGGTCCCACACAACTCTGCGTTCTTCGATGACCTGCAGCTCGAGGTGCGCTTGCGCTCCACGGATCCGACGCTCACCCCAACCGTCTACGCGTTCGGTGCGCTCGGCACGATCCAGGAGTACGACCGGGCGTGGAACCTGCTGCTGTACTGCGCCGACGAGAACGCGGCGTGGCACAAGGACGGGTCTCAGGTGCCCGGCAGCGTGGGGATCGACTACCTGTTCGCGCTCGCCGACGGCGGCGGTGTCGTCGAGTACGAGAGCTTCTTCGAGTCTTCCCGCAACGAGGACTCGCGGCTGCGGATGGTGACGGTGGAGTCGCCGAGGGCCCGCTACATCAAACGCGGAGAGGCGGTCGTGTCGGTGCGCCTCGCCGACGGCGGACTCATCCCCCGTTGACATTGACGACAACCTCTAGGTCGTGCTTCTCGACCGGAGGATGCCCGTGAGCCTTGATGGCCTGACCTACGAGCTGTTCCGGTACCACGACTCTCGTGTCCACCTCCTCGAGGTCGACCTCACGAAGCGGAGTATCCGGCCGGTGATGGGTGGCGAGGCGTTCCCGCTGCTGCGGGTCTACCCGGTGATCGACGCGATCGCTGAGGGCGCGCTCGCGGCCGTGGGTGGTGGGTTCAACACCGTCTGGGCTCACGATCTCGGCTATGCGGACCAGCCGCTTCACTCCCTCGTCGTCGACCGGGAGATATGGACGACGGGGGTCGCCGCCGGCGGGTATGGCTTGCTCATCGGTGAGACCGACATCGCCGCTCAGCGCAACCGTATCCGTGTCGTCGTGTGGCGGGCTGACGGCACCGTGTTCGGGGTCGAGCGCATCAACTGTGGCCACGGAGTACGCGTGCAGGCGTTCACCGCGCGCGGCGGAACGAACCAGCGTCCGGGTGAGGGTAGGCACTACGCCGTCCTCGGTCAGCCGGGGTGGTGGGAGGCGCGGGATCACGGTGAGGCGCAGCGCCGCAAGATGACGGTGCTTGCGGTGAGCGATGAACCGATCGTCCCGACGGGTGAGGAGGTCACCCTCGAGGCACGCTGGGGGCTGCATCTGAGCGTCGGCGACGAGGTGACGTGGGTCCAGCACCTCGGCGGGCGGAACGTCCGACACGTCATCAGTGGGTGGCCGCAGATCGTGCGGAACGGCACCAACGTCGTGCCGGAGCTCGAGATGGACCCGGAGGCGCCGGACGGTCCCGATGGTTGGTTCGTGCGGGAGAACCCCCGCCTCGTCATGGGCGCATCGAAGAACGGCAGGACCGCCTATGTCTGCACGGTCGAGGGTCGGCTCGATACCTCAGAAGGACTACGCCTCAAGGAACTCGCGACGTGGCTCGTGCAGCACGACGTCTACAGCGCGGTCAACTTCGACGGCGGCGGCAGCGCTTTCCTCTGGCTCAAAGAAGGTGGCCTTGTCGCTGATAGCACATACGGTGATGGCACCTTGCAAGGGCTGCGTCCTGACCACCTTGCGACGGCGGTGTTCTGATGCACGGCGTCCGCTTGAAGCGTCCCGCCGGCACGCTGTCGAAACCGTACCTCCGCGAGGATGAGCTGCGGAAGGCGGTCAACGCACGTCTCGTGAAGTTCGACGAGCCGTACCACATCGAAGAACCGGGGGTATCGACCGGCCCTGAGAAGATGTCCAAGGGAGAGATCGCTGATCGGTTCGTGCGACGTCTCCTGACCGGGGACGTAGGGCTTCACCTCGTCATCAACGACGACTTCCACCGGCACCTTCATGGCCGGACGGTCGAGACAGCGCCGGACTCCGCGAACACGACCGGCTCGCCAGGGGTCGACCTCCTCGTCGGGTTCCTGAACCAGAACTTCGCCGGCCAGTGGGAGCAATGGGGCATCTACAACTTCAAGCACATCTCAGGCTCGACGACGTGGTCAGACCATGCCTACGTGAACCACCAAGCGCAGCCGCCGTGGTGTGGGCGCGCTTTAGATTGCCATCCAGCGTCAATCGCTGTAGGTGACGCGATCTATGCCACCGCGACTGCGGAGCCCGCGATCAAGGCCAAGTTGCGCTACTGCCTGTGGCGCGGCTATGCCGATCACTACCCCGGACATCTTCATTTCTCGTTCGAGGACGGCGGAGCGCCGGGGTACTGCTGATGGCCACTGATGCCACGACGATCACAGTGGCGGTAATCGGGATGCTCGGGCTCACGCTCTCTACGCTCGGCGTCACCATCGCCGCCTCTCGGGGGAACCGCAAGCGGGCCTCGCAAGTGGAAGCCGCGACCGACAATATCCAGGCGCAACTCTCGCCGGAGAACGGCTACGAGTCCATCGGTCAGGGCGTCGCAGCCATAGAGAAGCAACTGGTGCAGATCGACGGGCGCTTGCAAGAAGGGGACGAACGGTTCGAGCGCATCGAAACGCTGCTGGACAACCGTGGGCACATCATCGCGAGCTTGGAATCCAAGACGGCTGAGACGCTTGCGCTCGTCGGTGACAACCAGGACTTGATGAAGCGATACATCACGGCCTGGACCCCACTGTCGGCGCGTGCGGTCAAAGAATGGGGCGAGGACGGGACCAAGAAGAGCAAGAAGAACAAGAGGAGGAAGGAGCCGCCTCTATGACCGCCGCTGACGAAGCAGCAGCAGCAGCAGCAGCAGCAGCAGACCGTAGCCGCATCATCCCTCCGCCGTCCGTCGACCCAACGGCGGCGACGAAGGAGGCGCTGGAACGTGAACTCAACCAACTGAAGGAAGTCGTCGAACAACGCCTCGCCGACCAGCAGCATCGCTTCGAGTACGCCCTGGAACAACGAGCGCACCTCGTGGACTCAGAACTCTCCGTTCGCGATGAGCGTCTGAGTGGCATCGACGAGGCGACGAAGCTCCGACTGGCGGGCATCGAGGGCATCCCCGCGCAGATCGACGCGAAGGTGGGAACGCTCAGCGCGGTGATGGATGAGAAGTTCAAGTCCATCGCGACGCAGTTCCAGGAGCGCGACACCCGCAGCGAGAGGGAGAGCAGGGACAACAAGGTCGCCGTCGACGCGGCGTTCGCGGCGCAGAAGGAGGCCGCGGCCAAGGCCGAGGAGAACGGTCAGAAGGGTATCGACAAGTCCGAGGCCGCGACGCAGGAGAACATCAACAAGCTCACGCAGTTGTTCCAGACGAACCAGTCCGCGCTCGCCGCTTCCATGTCGGACCTCAAGGACCGACAGGGCGAGTACGAGAAGACCTCGGTGGCCGCGCTCGCGGGGGTGGAGTCGCGCCTGGAGAAGCGCATCTCCGAGGTCGCCGCTGTGGCGAATGGCTACGGTCAGCAGAAGGTCGGCGGGCAAGACTCCCGCGCCATCATCGGTTGGGTCCTCGGTGCTATCGCCACGCTCATCACCATCGGCGTCATCGCCGTGGACATCGCGACGAAGTAGTTCGTTGACACACCGTCGAGTATCCGAGGCCGTGGAGACCGACCGAGAAGGGGGTCCACGGTGACAGAGTTCGGAGCCATCCTCGCTGCACTCGGGGCGTTGGCGCTGACGGTCGAGAAGATCGTCTCGTTCGTCCGCAACGCTGCGGACCCGAACGGGAAGCTGCCGACCTACCTGTGGAACGTATTGGCGATGGTCGTCGGCGTAGGGTTCGCGCTCGGTTGGCAGCTCAACCTCGTGCCGGCCATCCTCGCCATGATCCCAGCGCTCAAGGAGTCCTCAGCACTCACCGGAACCACGGGGCAGTTGCTCACCGGGTTAGGCATCGGCGGAGCAGCGGGCTTCGCCTACGGTGTCCTGCAAGCGCTCGAGGCGACCGTGCACCGCAACAGGGGACCGGTGCCACCGGCGTGATCGCGGCGCAGAGCTTGCTCATCACGATCCTCGTCATCCTCGGGATCCTCGTGCTCGTGGCGGTCTTGCTCGGTCGCCGTTGACAGACGCTCCACAGTGGGGGCATGGCGAACGAAGACCTCGAAGCATGGCGCCAATCATGGCGCGACCAGTGGGCGACATCGAACGACCTGCTGGCAGGGATACGTGACGCACAGGGAGGCATCATGACCGCACTAGACGACCTCAAGGTGGCGGTAGCAGACAACCAGACCGTCTCGGACAGGGTGGCGACGCTCGTCGACACGCTGCAGGACCAGGTAGGCACGCTCGAGGCGACCGTGGCGGACCTCGTGGCTCAGGGGAACGCGGACCTCGGCGAGGTCACGTCCCAGATCGCGGCCATCACGGCCGAGCTCACCGCGGCGGAGGCACCGAACACGCCGCCCGTGGAGGAGCCACCGGTCGAGCCGCCGATGGAGATGTAACGAGGTTCCACCCCGTAGGACCGAGGGCCGGGGAAACCCGGCCTTCGCCATGCTCAGATTCGCTCCATCGCACGACGTAGTTTCTCCAGCGCCTCCTGCTGGTTCGACATCTCGGAGTTGTCGATCGCTTCCAGCAGCTTCCCCACCCACTTCTCCAGATGTAGGACCCGTCGCTTGCAGCGCTCGATGCCAGCCTTCAGGTCATCGCGCTCGCTCATCCCTGCTCCTCGGTGGTCAATGCTTCGCGGGCGATGGACTTGACGGGGTTCACGGTGCTTGGCATCCCCCATGCCGCTATCCGCTCCAACGCCTCTCGGTATCGGTCCCTCTCGGCCATCGCTCGCACGTACTCACGCGGGATGAACGTGCCCCGTTCGGCTATCAGTCGGTCACGTTCGGCCTTGGATTCTTCGTACCACCGCTCTGCCCTCTTGCGGTCCTCGATGACCACGTTCATGCCGTCCACCAAGTCGTTGACCTGACCGTTCAGTCGATCACGTTCGGCTACCAAGCGGTCGAGAGCGGCGAGAGCGTCCCGTATCACGACCTCACCGTTGAGGCCGTTGAACTCCAGCGCCGTGAAGATGTTGAGCGTTGACCGCACCGCCTCGATGTCGTCCTGTATGGGTTCCATCAGGCCACGAACTCCGCGATAAGCCGCTGACATTCGCGCCGATAACCAGCGAGCGTGAGATGGCCGCGAGTCCACGCTATGCCGTACCCGGAGTGGTAGACCTCGCCGTACCAGAGACCATGCTTCTTCCAGCCCCTTATCCGCCAGTCGCTCATCGGCCTTCCTGTCGGTCGTCCTGTATGGGTTCCATCACACCGATCCCTTCGGTGCTCGGGGCTTCCGCGGCGGTTGGCGGTCCAAGATCTTCACGATGCGTCCCTCGGTCGCCTCGAGCGCCGCGTCGAGGTCCCACTTCCCGTCCTTCGCGGCCTTCGGCACGAGCTCTCGCACCATGCACACGAGCACGACCTGCACGCGGTCACCTTGCGCCACTCCCTTGCGATCGGGCAGGTTCGTGGCGCCCGTTACGTGAAACTTCCTGCGGTCGTACCTGATCTCGATGCTCCCTCGCGCCATCTCGCCCCCTGAACTCGTCACGGCCGACGACCCGCCAGGGACCTCGGGTCGCGAGCTGCTCGAACTGCGCATCGAGCGTGCCAACCCGTTCGGACGGGTCGAGATGCGCCACGCCTGCCCTCATCTCGTCGGTGGTGCCTCCCCAGACCCCGGACCAGTTCTGTTCGAGCGCTAGCGTCAAGCACGGGGCCCGCACGGGGCATCTGGCGCAGTACAGACGGGCTCGACGGATCCCCCGGGCCCCGACGAACTGGTCCGCCTGGTCCGGGAAGAACCAGACGCTCTCGGCGTAGTCGTCGGTACACGCCGCCTCGGTGCGCCAGGACTCGAAGCGTTCCTGGTCCTCGATGTAGCCGGCGAGCGCCGTGAGGTCGTTGGCCGAGACGTTAGGCACCTAACCGCCCCAAGGGCCCCAGCCGCTGTCGTGAACCATCCGTGCAGCCGCTATGGCGTTCGCTCTGGGGTCGTAGGGCGACACCGGCCACTCTACGTTCGGTCCCCACCAGCCTTTCCAGAGATACGCCTGCACCCGGCCGGACCAGTAGGCGACCTGGTGTTGGAACAGTCCGAGGCACCCCGAGGGATTCGCGGCCCACGGGTAGAACGAACTTTCCCGGTCCGCGATGGCCAACGCGTAGGCGGATTCGCCTGGTGCCCACACGGCGAACGTGCACACGATCAAGCGCATCATCATCTGCTCGCCGCGTGCCGGGTCCTCGTTCCAGATCGCCGGGGTGAGGTTCTCCCCCATCCACCACCCTTCGCATGGACCCCTCCACCTGCCTTCTTTCGCTTGCGCTGTCGGTGCTAGAACGATGATGCTTGCCGCGATGAGCGCGGCTACGGTGAGTCGTTTCAGCATGGTTCTTCCTTCCGTCGGTCCGTCGCCCACCACCGTGAGGTGGGTCGGTCAAACGGTTGCGTCTAGCGGCCTCACCTCCGGCCACTCGATGCGCGCGAGCGCCTCGCGCATGTAGTCCGTCACGTTGGGGCGGGTCGCGTAGTAGGGGTCGTTCAAGGCGCTCGATCCCATATAACGCAGCAGGTGAGCGTCGGCCTCGTTGTTGTTGGTGCCCTCGAACCCGAACCGACGGATGGCAGCGGAGATCATGTCGTCCTTGCCCGCATTCCCCTTCCCCGTCGCGAACTTCTTCAGCACCGCCGGCGGCACGTCGACGTAGCGCAGCTCGTGGCGCCACAGCGTCATGCGGATGCAGCCGCCCAGCTCGCCCATGAACTCGGACTTGAACTTCGAGTTGAACGAGTAGCCCTCGATGACGACGAGCGCCGGGTGCAAGCCGAGCTCGGTGCAGACGCCGGTCGCGTGGGAGATGACCTCGGAGGTGATCTCGAACAGGCGCTCCGGCCCGCGCTTCTTCGTCGAGAAGACGCTCGTCCCGCACGTGCAGGCGATC